ATGCATCAACTCCTCCCCTTGTGTATACAGTAGCAGGAAGTTGTATTGAAAAGTTGGTTAAAAATCCTGATGGATTTATACTTCCTGACACTCTCGCCCCCTGAAAAAGCAAGTCTATGCCTCCTGCTGTCTTTGTCCAAACAAGGCCGTTACCATTGACTTTGTTTACAGGAATTTCACAATTTACTAAATCAGTAAGCGTAACTCCATCACAAGCATCTAATATAGGGGTGATAGTGTCGATAGGACCAACTTTATCTATAAAGTTTTGGTCATATCGAAGGTCTTCAGCAGTAGGAAAATATTGCTGTAAAACATAAGAAAAAGTAATCTGATGTTGTGATGTCTGTGGAAGACCTGCGGCAGGTTCGCTTGTGAAAGAACCATGAGAAAAATTAATAGCTATAACCACACGAGTCCCTGTTAACAAATCTGCTCCTTGTAAACCAATGTCTATTTTAGAATTGACTTGAATATGACCACCGACTACTGTTGAGTCTATATTATATTCACCACTTGCCGTTGAAGTTGTAAGAGTTTTTAATCCTATGTCTTCATATATATGCTCTGCGCTATAATTTAACATTACATCACTAATATCATACCCTTCTGTATAATTACCATACATTAATCTATTGCCCATTATAGTCTGAGCCTTTGCTTTTAATGGTACATTATCATATAACCTTAATATCTCATCATCCCCTAATAATGAATATATCTTATTGTTAGAAAACGCATATGTGAGATCTTGATTATCAGGATAGCCAAGCTCAGACTTATTTAGCTTCTCAATAATCCTAACCACTGGATTACTAGCCTCCTTAAATAAAAGGTCAATACCTACTACCAACTTACTCCCTGAGTTAAAAGTTATTACTGCCGTATCAAATACATTCTCCATTCCTTCGTTTAAGAATGAAGACCCATTAAAATTAAAAATTTTCGGAGAAAAAGCAGGATTGGTAAATTGAGAAGTAGCAGAGTACATGTCATCCTCATACCTATATCGATAAGCAAAACATATAAACCTGTCTTCTAAGAAGTTTTGTTCACTTCCCTTAAACCCAAGCGAAAACGAAGGGCTATTTACAGGAGGCTTTTTAATAACCAACAACGACTCTGCAAAATATTTAGGTCCACCAAAAGCATCACGGTATGGTTCGGTAGGCAATCCCCCTACATACCCAGGGGTAGGATATTCTCTCGTTACATTAATCATCCTTGGCTGATTAAAGTTGTCTGTAAAGAACAACATGTCATCAACCTTGTCTACCCCAGTTATTAGATAGTCTGAATTAAAATTCAAAGAAGTGTTAACTCCCCCACCATCATCAACGCTGACAACGTGATATGTCACCGAGCTGTCGTTTACATCGAAAGATACAATTAAGTCTAGCTTATTTGTAACCTGCGGCCCTGTATGGCTTGGGTCTGTAATAAACCAATATATAGTCTCATTGGCACTGTCTTCATAAGCACCAATACATTTAGCATCTGAACTTAAAGGGTAGCTAGTAAGTTGAAAAGTTATTCTATCCTTGGCTACCAAGTCTAAGGTGGTTAGTCTAAGGTTTCCTTTACTGTTTTCTACTACACCAATTTCAGACAACTCAGTAGACCCCACCCTTACATTAAGAGCATCAATATATTCACCATTGGGGACAAGCCTCTCATCTAAAGACTTGTTCATCTTACCCTTGATAAAGTTTCTTTGTAACTTAGCCATAGTTTATTTGATCCACTTATCCTGACCTCTAAGGTTCATGAGAAGCCTCCCTGGATGTATGTTACTTAATCTGATTTTAGCGTTCCTAAGCAAGGCTGTCTTCTTCTTTATTGCCCTGCGAACAATGTACTCCTGTACACCTAATTTTGCATCTAATATTGAGTAGGTGATGTAAGCATACACAAACTCCTCAAACATTTTGTTTACGGTTATTGCGCTGTTGTCTCCGTTCTCCATACCATCAGACACATACTCTAGAATACACACCTCATCAGCCATATTGGAGTCAAAGTTTATAACACCCTTCTTCCTGTCGATAGTAAAGGTCGGATTGGCATTTGCTGTCTCTGTATTTAGACCATACCTTGCTCCTACACTGTAATCAAAGTACCAGTTCCCATCGCAGCAGTAACCCTCGTACCCATCGAACATACTGTTCTGATTTAAATATATGCTTTTTTTCGTACCTTTTATCCTTTCCAGGTCAATATTTGAGTACTCAGGCTTTAAAATATTACCTAAGTGGTCGAACAGTATGTTGCAGTTGTTGTCTTGTAGGTATGACGATGCTGTAAGTGTTTGGATGTTCTCTGTCAACGGCCTCAATACACCATCTTTGAACATCGATATCCTCACCCAATTCACAAAGTCCGGGGGCAGAACAAACCTTAGGCTGTCACAAACGTCAAGCTCTAACACCTTTATCTCCTTAAAGGCATCATAGTTTAGCTCCTGGATGGCTCTCTTGGCATGGAACAATATCTTATACCTGTTCTCATTGTTGATTAAAGAATTGTTGCCTGTATACATTAGCATGTAGCTATTGACAATATCTTTTAGTGATACATATTGGTATGATCCCCAATTAGCATCCAATGGAGCAACGCCATCGTTCTCGTAGTATGTGTATTGTGATATGTATGCCATTATTTCTCTTCTTGAGTGTTAAATTGTTCCTCAGCCTTTGCGAACTGTACTGCTTGCACCTCACGTATGGACATGCCTGCATACTGCAATATCTTTATTACCAAGTCTACTTGGTCATCTATTGCAAGCTCAAAGTCTTGGTAGTCAAGGGCTGAACCATTAAAAATTGGTTCTCCACCTACTAACCCCCCCACCGTATCCCATGTCCACTTGGGGTCCTTAGGATACCTTATGTATTGGGCTTGAACTTGTGTAGCTCCGTTTATTGTGTCAGGAAATACAGTGATAGCACTACCATTCTGAATGTATGCAGGAAACATCTCTGTTGGAGAAGTAAGCATTGAGTTCGTTAGATATGTAGCCTTGTCGTGGCTCACTCTCTCTGCCTCACCTAAAAATGTGGCTCTATTAAAACATAGCACCTTATTTATCAGACAGTAGTCATCTGACGTTGTTAGTTGAGATGGAAGGAAATAGCTATTTGCAGCATCTTGAGTTAATGTTTTAGTTTCTGACAATCCATCTATCACCTCTTCATAACCTTTGCGTATGTCAGCATATCCAGTGCCTGACGCTCTAGCATTCTCTTTGTTTATCTGATAGTTGTAGTCGTAGAAGTAGTCATCAAATATATCTAATTGCGCTTGCTTTGCATAAAGATTAAAATCATCCGGAGTTATATATCCATAGTTGTTCTTGTTAAGAACGGATAAAACTGTTTTTCTTACTGAGTTTATCATAATTCTTTTTATACAAATATAAACAAAAAAAGAGAGATATATACATACCCCCCTTTTTAAAAAAAGCGCAAGAAAGATAGAGTTATACTTGTTTCTCTAAATACTCCAGTACAGGAATACCCTCATCCGTTTTAAAGAACGAGAATAGAACATTGATGGCATCTTCGCCATATGGAACATTTAAGAGCTTTTTCTTATTACCTTTTATATTAAACCAAATCTCTTCACCCTTGTTTCTTGATGTGCGCTTAGTTAGTAAGCCATCGCTTAAAAACTGTTGGCACGCAGACTTCAAGGCCAAATCAGCATCGTCAAAAATTTCCAAGAAATCCTCAGGATAGTTTCTAGCATATACAATGATATCTCTTCGTAGTTCAGCAGTAGACATCTTGTTTATGTCTCTAGCTAACAACACTCTACCAATTGTTTCAAGTTGCTCAATACCCATCTCTTTTGCTTTTGAAAGGGCATCTACGGTTATAAATATATCATCAAGCTCCTCTTGAGCTTCTTTCTTGCTATCTACCACCTCAAACTTTTTGCCATTCATAGGGTGCAGGTCTAAAAATGCCTGTAGCACAGGATTGGTTCTCTGCACTCTTAGGAAGCCATCTTCAAAGATTACAGGCTCCACAATAGCATTACCATCTTGTTCGTCCTCAAAAGGACTACGCTGGTTCCTAGCATACCTAAGCTGTCTATTTATTCCCTTCTCTTCGTCAAAGTACAACAACGGAGACCTTGCGGAGCTGCGAGTTGGTATGATGTAAGCCAAAGGGGCATTCTGTCGTTTAAGGCGATATACTTTATCGACTAAGATTTTCTTTTTCATTATATTAGATTTTATTTATTAAAAAGGAGACTCCCCGGTGTCTAGAGCAAGACTAGAGCCTCCTTAAAGTTTATTGATTAATCTTCGAAAATTACGAAGTTGTTTGCTCCCATTACACACACAGCTCTCTCAGACAAGAAGTGTACTTCCATAGCATCAAGATCGCTAGTGCTAGCACCACCTGCTGAACCTGTCATCCATGTTTTGTAACGTCTGTCCTCAGATTGTGAGGCACGATAACGCACGTGTAAGAATGGTCTCTTAGCATTTTTACCAAGGACTTGGTCGTATACAGTCGTTGTTCCTGCTGGAACTAACAAACCATTTACTGTCCCTGACCCTGCGGCTAGACCACCACGCATAGTTGGATCATTCAAGTACTTCCAATCAGTCTTGTAGAAGTCATAACCTCTAAGGAATCCTGAGAAGCCAAGGTTTAGAGCCATCTGCTCATCGTTATCAAATAGTCCGTAAGAAGTACCACCTGCACCATAAGAGTTTTGAGCAGCCAACATGTCATCGACAGCGAAGGTCATGTCTCTGTTTACAAACAGAACGTTCTCCTCAATAGCTCCTTGGTTGTCAAGTCTTGAGATGATAGTGTCGAAGTCTTGTAGCGTAGATGGAATACCACCTGCCCATACGTTACCTCTAGTCTGTACAGCATTAAAAATACCCTCAGTCCCTTGGAATCCTGCAGCAGCAGCACCTGAACCGGTTCCTGCAGGAATAGCTTCAATCATTGCAGTCTCTAAGTAATCGTCAAAACGTAGACGAGTCTCATGCTCAGATTTCAAGTACCATAGAAAGCCTGTAGCTCCATTTTCGGTGCTTACTTCAATCCATCCGATTTGAGTCATGTCTGATCCTGTAACTTGGTATTTATCTTTCAAGATGATAGGCTTGTTCTCAAAGATAACAGAGTCACCTTCTAAAGACCCTTGCATGCCTACTGTTCCTTTTGCGAACTCAGACCCATAAACAAATACAGTAACATCAGAGTTGCCAACACCTGTGCCTGCGGCAACAATACCACCTGCTTCGTAGAAAGCTACAGTGAACGTGTTAGCTGTAGGAACAGCAGTAACGATACCTTTGTTTACACCTGCCCCTGAGTTAAAAGACACAAGCACTGTCTGACCTATTCTAACAGCAATCTGTGCAGCCCCTAAAGCCCCTGCTGTAGAAGAGATGTTTTTGTCAGCAACAATACCTGCAGGATATCCACCTGGAGTTACAAGGTTGTCATTTACTGTGAAAGTTGCTGTAGCGTCAGCAAGAAGCGCACCAGTCCCTACTTGAGTATAAGATACGTGCAGTCTACCTTGCTCTGCCCATTTGATAAGGTCAGACTCACAAGGCATCTCTGCTCCTACCATACGTAAGAAAGATGCTACTGAGCGGTTGCCATATCTCTCAAACTCTTTCTCGTAAGTGTCAGGAAGATATTGGCTTAAAAAATCAAAATTTGTTATATAATTTGTCGATAACGCAATTTGCGTTGCGGAGGGTTGCAGCCCGAATGTGGGTAATGCATTAAATGTACCAGCCATTTTATTTTAGTTTTTAAGTTATTTAATGTTATTTACGTTTACTTCTAATCTTTAAGCCACGAGAGGATGTCGAACTCACGGCCTTTATCTTCATTCCTCCCTTGGAGGTTACTTCAGGTGTTCTGCGCTCACTCATATTGACATTTTTAGTTTTGCGCATTACATCTTCTGTAGCCTCAGACTGCCCCTGCTCATAAAAGAACTTGGCAAATCTTTCGGGATTCATTGCAACTGCTAACGCTCGGTGGTATCCGGATGGATCTTTTAATAGACCACTGTCATCCAAGTACTTCATTACAAAGTTCATAGGATTTGAGTGGAGCTTCTTTAGCTCTTCGGCTGACCCTGGCTTGAAACTAACATTCTTGTCGTTTAGCTTAAACTCAAAACCTTTGAATTCGCCATTGAACAACTCGTTTGTTTTTTCTGTGAACCATGTCTGCCGCCTCTCGGTCTCCTGCTTTTGCGTTTTTGCAGATTCTATATATTTACGATAAGTATCCAACTCTCCTTCCTGCTCTTGAGTTAAACTCCCACTTGACTCAAGTGGCTGCTTGTAGTACTCCTTCTGCTTTTCGAAGTGTTTTCTAGCTTTCGATAAAACTTTTTTCTTTGCTAACTTTTTCTTTTTAATGTCAGAATCATCATCGATATCTTCATCATACAGAAAATCTTCCATAATAGTATCGATGTCTTCATCATCTAAGTCCTCTTCTGTAGAGGTGTAGTACTCTCTTAGCAAAGCATTCTCATCCATAGAGGTGAAGTCCTTGTTCAATCGAACATAGTCCTCAAACCCTCTACCTGTGTCTTTCTTATATTTCAAATAAGCGGATACATCCTCAGGCATATCCTCACTTTCTTGCTTCTCCTGGACAAGGTCATCGAATGATGATATCTCCCTGCCATATCTATTTGCTAAATATTTTAAAACTTTGTCTTCGGATAACTCATCATCAGACTCCTGCTCCTGCTCCTCTTGAGCCTCTTCTTGTTGCTCTTGCTCTTGCTCATGTTGATCCAAAAGGGCCTCCTCTCTTTGAGCTAATGACCTGTCTTCTACTCCGGATACTTCTTTTACTTTAAATTCCATTATATTATAATTTTATACAAAGTTAATAAAAATTTTTTTATCTAGGATTAAACTCTGCTAAATCAAAGCCATCTAAGCTATCTTCATTCGATTCAAACCTCTGTGGAGGCAGGTTATTTTTCCTTTGGTTTATCAATTTAGACTGTTCAGAGTTCTGTTGGCTAATCCTTTTGGACTTAGAATCCTCTCTATTTTGTTCTCTGCCAGACTGGGACTCGTTAGCCATCTGATGAAGCAGTTGATTATATTCAAACTCTTTCTGCATAAGTTGACCTTTTACTTCTGCTTCAGCTTTCATCTTCTCTATCTCAAATGCTATCTCTGCCTGCTTCACCTGCATCTTGGCCCTAGTCTCCATCTCTA